TTTATACAAAGCTGATTTATTAGGGACAGCTTATGAACAGTATGGCACCCAATTAATTTGCTTACAGTGTTTGAAAGAGGAACGTGATGCAGCTTTTGTAAAACGTATCAGTGATGAAGCGATTGAACGAGAAAAGCATAAACGAAAAAACACCTTACATTATGCATCGGTCTACAGTGATCAGTCGATTGCAGACGCTGGATTTAAAAATTTTGAAGTTGCGACACCAGAAGAAAATAAGAATAAAGAAGATGCGTTGAAAGCTGTGAAACATTATCGAGCCAAGTTTGAAAAAGAAGCGAATGAGTATTTTACAACCATGTTGACAGGCTCAACTGGTGTTGGTAAATCCCATCTTGCAATGGCCATGCTACGGAACCTAAATGAAACACTAGATGCAGAGTGCGCATTTGTGAATGTACGTCGTATGCTGATGATGATTAAAAAATCGTGGAATGACCAGAAGTATCCATATGACCAAATGTATTTTATTGATTTGCTAAGTCGAGTGGATTTCCTTGTATTAGATGATTTAGGAAATGAAACTGGCAGTGATTCAGAAGCTAAGCAGTGGGTGAAGGACATCCTTACAGAAGCGCTAGAAGCTCGTCAGACGAAAGGAACGATTGTGACATCGAATTATACGCGTGACCAGCTTACAAAGATGTACAGCGAAGATAGAGCCGTTAATGCGCTAATCAGTCGCCTGTTAAAAAACACTGCACCAATCGTTTTTAAAGAAACAAATGATAAGCGTGTTAAACTATTTGATTTAGACGCACCAATTGAGGAGGAAACGGAATGAAAACATTACGCAAACGTGCCTATGCAAAAGCGATGGGTGTTAAGTACAAATGCCACAAAACTTTGGAATACAAAAATTGGAGAGGTACAACGGTTTATCACCAAGCAACTTCCTTCAAACGCATCAGTGATAAACATAGTAGACACTACACTGATCTCGCAAATTACGGTTGTAGTGGCAGAACGGAAGGTTATTTCATGTTACATGTTTTAATGGCTACTACATTTCCATTGAAAAGTGAAGCTAAATACAAAGAATGGGATTTCGATGGACGAAAAGTGAAACTTAATCCACTTTCATCAGCTTGGATTCCATATGAGGAAACACAATGAAAAAAACAAGAAAAATAATCAAAGCATTCGATAAATATAAACTTCAAGAAAAAATTAATGAGCACAGAGAGCGTGGATGGAAACAAGTCGGTGATATAAAGATGGAAGGCTACTACGATGGAGCCTATGCAGCATTAATAGAACTGGAATTAGATTACTAAGCTTATTATTTTTTAATTGTAAAATGTATCATTATTACAATTGATACTTTGTAATAATGAAAAAAATATCAATTTATAAAGGTGTGGTTGACTTGAATAAGTATGATTTTTGGTATGAGGTTGCTGTTTTTGTTTTTTGTATGTCGATGGCCATTATATTTTTAGTTTTCAAATAGGAGGAGATTGAAGATGACAGAAAAATTGAAGGTGAATCATGATATTGCGAATGCTTTGAATCATATGCCGGTAGAATTATCTACTAGCGAAATTTTAAAACTTCATGCTGACAATCCATACGATTGGTATAACGAATTGAAGCCGTTAATGGATTTAAAACTCGAAGAATTAGCAACAGCTTTGATTATCGGCTATGAAGTTGAGATGACACCGCATGAAAAAATTGCGGTTATTTATAAACGCCATTATCCGAAGTCTAAAAATTGTGCAAGTTCAACAGAAAAGTATTTTAGCAAGGGTTATGTGAAAGGCATTAAATTCACACTTGAAAAGTTAGGCATCACAATCGAAGGAGTGAACGACAATGGATAATAATCTATCAGAAATCGAAAAACTACGTAAAGAAAATGCGCGTCTGAAAAATGGCTTGCAGTATCTAATCAATTTTCCTATGCATGTCTATGGTGATAAAACTATCAAGAAAATGAAAAGTACAGCGCGCGACATCTTGGAGGGCAAGCTATGAAAATTAAAGCTATCGAAACAATTTATAATGGCTATCGTTTTCGTAGTCGATTAGAGGCAAGGTGGGCTGTATTCTTCGACGCTTTGGGGATTAAATACGAATATGAAAAAGAAGGATATGACTTAGGAGAATTGGGTTGGTATTTGCCTGATTTTGAAATAGAAGTTCCGGAAGCAATACTTGAACATGAAATTTCAAATGGAATTAGAAATAAATTTTTTGTAGAAATAAAAGGGGATAAAAACGACAAAATAGGTATTGAAAAAGCGAATAAGTTAGATCGAATGTCAAATGACTTAGGAAAGTGTTATTGTCTGATATTCGGTGAATTAAATTATTTAAAGGAGCAACAATGGTTTTTTTTAGAAGAAGAAGGTCGTTTTGTGAGTGGTGAAGATGTCTCTTTCGTGAAAGCTCAAATGTTAGGAATTAGTGTAGAAAAATACAATAAAGGAATCTCGAAAGCACGCGCGGCACGCTTTGAGCATGGTGATGACGGATGTTCATAGTCCGATTTGCAACAGCTTATATTCTAATTGCAGTGATTTGGCAAATGCTTGAATTAGCATCATATGGCGAAGTAAGAGATAACTTAATAGACACGATTATCACTTTTCTTATGGCAGTAGTTATCGCGATTTTGTGGAAGGAGTGACGTAGAATGACGAATCATTTAGGCTATGATACGCCAGTACCGTTTGTACTTATTGCTTTTTATAACGACGCTGGATTCAAATTTAAAAAGGTGTGCTACACATATGAAGAAGTAGAAAGTGTTGTAGTTGCTTATCAAAAGCAACAAGGGATTTATAAGGATACTACTTATATTCAGATAGCAAATGAATTAAATCATTCGGCTGATCTATTGGCCGAGTATAGTAGGGAGCTAAGGAAATGAACATAAAAGTGGCGCGAAGTCGACGTATTATGGACCGTTTTAATCGTTCTAATTTAGCTGAAAAGCAAAATAGGATTAGCTCTAAGCATTGTATGAAATGTCCTCACTTTGGCGATGGCCATGTTGATAAGTGTGCAGCATGTCCAATTTTTCATCAATTAACGGAAATTGGTGATGAACTTACCGCCATTTCACACAAACGAAAAAAGGCTAAAAAAAATAAATTGTTAGAGACATTGAAAGAAACTGGGTTAACGGAATCTAATTACTTAGAACTGCGATTGAGTGGTTTATATGATTTTGAAATCTATCATAGTGTAGGCATGTCCTCGACAAAATTTCAAACGTGGAAAAAAGAAACTGGATTATTAGAGAAAGCAAAGGGGTTGTAAGTATGGCAGCATTGATGGAAGGATTTGAACAAATTGATATTTTCACCGTACTACGTGAGATAAACGATATTGAGTTAATTGAAAAGAAAATAAATGGGTTAATGTCAGGAAGTAAAATATCGACAGTTACATGTGAAGTAGAAAGTGAAAATAAATTTATTGTCGTTAGGTCATGCGACTTTGAAGAATTATTCACCAGTACAGAGAGCGCCTTAAAGTATATAAAAAGCTATTTTGAAGGCAATAAAAAAAGTGTCAGCAGTAACTGACACAATAAGCATAGGTATAAGTTTAAAACTTCCCACAAACATTATAACATAAGGAGTGTTGAAATTTGGAACGAAATGTAAAGCAATTACATGAAATCGATTTAAGTAAAGACGGTGTATTTTATATTAAAGATGGAAAGATAAATATTGTAGACACATTGCCTTATGGATATGGGACACAAACAATCACGTGGCAAAATGGCAAGGTGGTTCGTACAGAACTAGCATATAGTAGAAAACTTTGATATGATAAATTTAACTTAATAAACATAGAGCTGATCAGGAACAACCGGGAGCACTAAAATGAACGCAAGTATTTATTGCGCGCATTTAGTGTTCCCTTTTTTTGTTCAATTTGTTCATAGGGGGAACGAAAATGAATGATTTAATCCAAGAATATAAACGTACTTTAAAAGATACAAAGACATTATTACCAATACGAAAAACAAAATTACTACGTGCTAAACAGATTCAAGATATGGAAGAAATAAAGCGATTAGAGAATGAAATCAAAACGATTAACAGCTGGGTTAGTAACTTGCAATACGTTATCCAGTGGTTACGAACAGGTAGACAACCAGGTACTACAAGAGGTGTTGAAAATCGTGCAGCCTATCAACGAGAAATACCAATGGAACCATTTTTGATGCAACATTATGTAGGACATATAATACCTATTTCGGATAATAATGATGAATTGGTAGAGAATGCTAACGAAAAAGAAAATATGATTAACGAGTTAATGAGTACATTAAATAAAGACGAAAAAGAAATATTAGTGATGGCTGCTAATAATATAAGTTTAAGAAAGATTTCATTATTAACCAATAAGCCTAAATCGACTGTAGAAAATATATTGAAACGATGTAAAGAAAAAATTGCAGATGAAGGGTGGATGATTGTATGAGATTTGTTGAACCTATACGTGATGTAGAGCAATTAGAAGAATTTAAAGAATATTTAAGAGATAAAAGTGAACGAGATTATTTACTTTTTTTAATGGGAATTACAACGGGATTTAGAGTTTCAGATTTATTAACGTTAAAAGTTCGAGATGTACAAGGAACACACATTAAAGTTATGGAGCAAAAAACAAAAAAAATAAAACGTGTAATTATTTCTCCAGATTTAAAAAGGGTACTTAGAGAATATTTAAAGGATAAGAAGGCGAATGACTATCTTTTTTTAAGTAAAAAAAGGACCAAGAGTGGAAAAAAACAACCTATAACAAGAGTTAGAGCCTATCAAATATTTAATGAAGCTGCAGATGCGATAGGGCTTAGAGATAATATTGGAACACATACAATGCGAAAAACATTTGGTTATCATTTCTATAAACAATTTGGGGATGTGGCTACGTTACAACGACTCTTTAATCATTCTAGCCAAGCTACAACCCTTATGTACATTGGGATTACGCAAGATGATATGGATGAAAAAATATCGAAAATGTATCGATAGAACAAGACGTACTTTAAATAGTATGTCTTTTTTTATGGAGAAAAATAAAAACCTTTATAAACATTGTTATATCAACGTTTGTAAGGATTATTATACTTATCTATTTAACATAAAAAAGCACTTTGTAAATTGAAAGAAAAAAAGTTTTATAAAAAGTTAAGAAATGCTGTTATATCAATGTTTATAGCGTGAAAAAGTTAATTTAACAGTTTATTAGATATGTTAAATAAGGACAGAAAAAGGCGGAAATCTTGGACAGTTACACACTTATAGTGAGAGGGTTAAATATTTAAGTTGATTAAGACATACAAAGAAATTCAAAACTAACCCCTAACAGTCCGTTTTCTTTTGTATGTCTTAATGAGTTTAAAAAGGGGTGATGTTTTGGAAATGAAATCATTTGTTGAATTGATTAAAGAATATTTTAAAGGCATTCAAAGAATATGGTCGCGAATCAAATCCAATCTATTGAGGTTGTTTGGTAAAGGTGATGTTCGAAGCAATACAGGAATTAGTTGGTTTGATGAAATGAAAAAATGTAATGAGAAACCTAAAAAGAAATATCCAATCAAAATGGATTTTTCGAGAAAGGTATTACACAGTCAAGTGACATGTAGAAAACCTAAGCATCTAATCAAAAAGGTTATTTAACTCGATATGAGTAGAAGGGACATGGTGATCTATAATCTCGCGATGCCAGGCGTTAGTGGCAGATGTTCTATAGGGTAGATGTTGCAATGGATTGGGATTATTAAGATTAATGATACTTATTACATTTGAAAGAAATATCATTTGTAATAAATATCAATTGATACATTTTGAGGAGTGTGAGAGGTATGAGCCATACAGTGGATATACTTTTGAAGATACAGGAAAAATCCTATGAAACCTATATGTCGAATCAAGCAACTTATAAAAATCATTGTTTAGACAAAGTAGCATTAGAAAAAAAGCTGGCAACGTTGCAAGATGAATTAAAGGATTTAGAGATTACGCGTACTTTTTTGCCTGAACGTCTGAAACAAGTACAAGAAATATTGAGCTGTTCAATTGAGAAAGAACAAAAGGTAATACAATCGATTCAAGCAGAATTAAGTGAATTAAAGGATTGGATAGAGCGATGTGAACGAGGTATAAAAGAGAACTTTGATATCCACCAAGAAGTAACAGAAGCATTACAACTTCTTGCACCAAACACATATGCATTACGATTGTTTAATATTGATGAACATGAACCACTAATCAAAGCAGAAGGTAGTGAATGATATGAAGAAAGATGCATTAAGTAAACCTATTACTAAATATGAATGTTTAAATTGTGGCCATCGTGAAACACAATACATTTCCGAATATAAAGGTATTGTGGTTTGTCCAGATTGTCATTGTGGCGCTCTAGTTGATTCATATAAAAGAGATTTGTATATTAATCACCCAGAGCAATCATTTGGTAAAGGTAACGGTTGTACAAGCTATAAACAATTCAACAAACAGGTGCCAACTATTGAGAATACAGTAGTTGAATTAGTTATTGGTGATTTAAGCAATCCGCCGAAGTTAATTATTAATGGTGTAGACTCTAGTCTTGGTATTGTTTCAATTGATTATAGATATTTGACGAATGATGGTGATGGTAATGGAGTTCATTATTATATTGTTAAATATTATATTCAACACACGCTGCATACATTGCATGCGGAGTACAATGAGTCAACTAAAGAAATAAGATATGAATCTAAATATCTAATTAAAGCAGAGGGCAGTGAATAACAATGCCATATGTCAAAGGCAAAAAGGTTAATCCATTCTATTTATCGCGTGCGTGGAAAGATAAGCGACTTGAGATATTAGAACGTGATAATCATGAATGTGTCATGTGCAAAGCAGAAGGTCGTGTTACTACACGAAATGATGCCATTTTAGAAATCGACCATATTCAAGAATTAGATGATTATCCAGAGCTTGCACTGGTTGATACAAATTTACGCACGCTTTGTCGCAGCTGTCACAATAAAAGGCATGGTCGTTTTGGTTTTACTCAACAAAAAAATAAGTGGGCAGATGATGAAAGCTGGGATTAAAGAACTACCCCCGGCTTAAAACCTTTTGCCTTTTTAAAAAAATTTGGGAAACCGGTGGGTGGGGTTATTTCAACAAATGTAACGTGTTCGTTTCACCCACCCCACCCCTACCACCTTAAATGAAAGGATGTGATTAATTTGGATAAACAAGAAGTAGGCTCACGAATGCGCAAAAAAAGAAAAGAAAAAAATCTGACGCAAGTAGAATTATCAAAGGCTTGTGGCATTTCCATAAACTATTATTCCAGCATCGAGAATGGACGAAATTCACCGAGTTTAGACGTGCTCAATAGCATCGCTAAAAACTTGGGTGTATCGTTAGTTTACTTATTAAACGATAGAATTGATGAAATGGAACATCGAGTAGCAGCTGAAGAAAATCGAATCAAAATACTTTTTAAGACGATTCCAGAACCACAACGGAAATTGTCAGATGGATTAATCACACAAGCTGCACGACTCCGTATTTTACTCGATGATAACTGGAAGGATATTTTAGAAAATGGTGAGTATGAAAAATTCTCACAAAGTGAAAATCAAATTCCATATGACCGAAAACGACCAATTGTAGAAAACTATGATAATCGTGATCGCACGTATCAATCCATCATGAAACAATTAACTGAATTACTTCCACAAGAAACAAAATCTAAAAAGTCGAAGTTATTGGGTCGATAATAGATGTTGCAAAATGATTATGTAGATAGCTACATACAAAAGTGGAAAGATGGAGCGATACTTTTAAATAAAAAGCGTGAGCAATTATTAACCTTAATTGAAACGATGATTCTACCACGTGACGACTTGTATTATTTCAACGAAGAACAAATTAATAACTACATTGAATTTAGCCAAGTTTGGTATTTTGAATTAGATGAATGGGAAAAATTTATAGCCCCATTCATCTTTTTATTTTACGTAGAAGATGATGAACTTGTATTCGATGAATTTGTCATTAACATGGGGCGTGGTGGCGGTAAGAATGGATTTATTTCTACATTGGCAAATTACTTTATTAGTGAACTACATGGTATTGATTATTATGATGTATCGATTGTGGCCAACTCGGAAAAGCAGGCCAAACGTAGCTTTCAAGAATGTTTTCGAGTTATTAAGAAAAAAGGCAATGAAGATTTAGAAGAAGAATTTGAAGCTTATAAAAGCAGTATCACTGGTTTAACAACACAAAGCGTTTTTGAATTCAAAACAAGTAATGCCAGCTCACAAGATGGTGGGCGTGAAGGTGCAGTTATCTATGACGAATATCATGAAATGGAATCTACTGAAATTGTCGATGTTTTTTCTGGTGGGTTAGGTAAAGTCGATTGTGGCCGTCAATTCCTTATTGGTACAAAAGGGTTTGTACGTGAAGGTTATTTCGATATTAAATATCGTGAATGTGAAGATTTATTAAATGGACTTGTTCCATTTGAAGGTTTGTTCCCATACATTTGTGAACTTGACTCAATTGATGAAATGGATAATCCAGATATGTGGGCGAAAGCGAACCCTGCATTACAAGCGCCATTAAATAAACGTGGTAAACGTTTGTTCAATGAAGTGATGAAAAAATATAAAAAATTAGCGGTAGAACCTTCAGGGCGTTCTGCATTTGTTACAAAACGGATGAACTTCTTAGAGGATAATATGGAAAATTCGGTTGCAACCAAAGAAGAAATGACCGCAACGAACCGTCCATTCTTTGAACTAGATCATGTCCCTATTGGTTCGCTCGATTTTGGGAGTGTTCGAGATTTCGCAGCATGTGGCTTGCTCTTTAAAAAGAGCGAAGAATATGTATTTAAGACGTTCTCTTTTGCCTGTAAACAATTCTGTGATGTGCATTATGGCTATTCTAATAGCGCTAGTGATATCGGAACTGAAAAACGTGCACCGATTAAACAGTGGGAGAAACAAGGCTTATTAAAAGTAGTAGACGAGCCTTCTTTAAATCCCATGCATATTGTGAACTGGTTTATCGAGATGCGTGAATTATATGGCGTTCGTAAAATTGTAGCTGATAACTATAAGCTAGATATTTTACGGCCCCTTTTAGAAGAAGCTGGTTTTGAAGTGGAATGTATTAAGCGCCCTACGAGTATTCATCCATTAATGGCCCCACGCGTTGAAGATGGATTTGCTAATCACAAGTTTATTTTTGGAGATAATCCTTTAATGCGTTGGTATACCAACAACGTATATGTAAAAGATACGGCTAACGGAAAACAATTTCTGAAAAAAGAAGAAACAAAACGAAAAACAGATGGGTTCCAGGCATTTGTTTATGCGCTTTATCGTGCAAATGAATTAGATGAAATTAACATCGATTCAACGTTTGATGCATATAGCGAATTTTACGCATAGGAGGGAGGTGGAAAATATCGGAGTCCTCGATTTTTTATTTAATCGACACAAGGAATTAGGAGAAATGCTGGACTTAGAGTATGTTGTAGAAATTGAACAACGAACCTACTTAAAGGAATTAGCCATTGAAACGTGCTCTAACTTTATTGCGCGATCTGTATCTCAAACGGAATTTAAACATATGCAGGGAAAGAAACGATTGCTAGATAGCGAATTGGATAGGATTTTTAATATACGTCCAAATACAGATGAAAGTGCATCTGATTTTTGGCAGACAGTTATCAATAAATTAATTCGAGAAAATGAAGTGCTCATTATTCCATACGAAAAACAATTATTAGTAGCTGATGGCTTTCATCGAGTAGAACGTGCGCTATATCCAGATACATTTGAACAAGTGAGCATTAAAGAGTTTACGTTTACCAATAAAAAATGGAATATGGACGAAGTTATTTATTTAACCTATAACAATGCGCATCTATCGAAGTTCTTAGATGGATTGACGAGTGATTATGCGGATTTATTTGGTTCGCTTATCGATGCTTCTAAACGTGGGTATCAAATTCGTGGTTCTTTTTCGTTTGATACAATTAATGATCCAAAGAATATTGATAAGCCTAAAGATGTGATTCGACGAACACTAGATGTCGTCAATAAAAGTATGGTGGCTGTTTTTCCAATCTTTAAAAACTCTACTTATACGGAGTATGCAGATGGTAGTAAGTCTGGTCCAAGTATTGATGAATCTGAAAAAGTGAAGCGTGCATTAATTGATAATGTAGCTAATATCTTGGGTATTCCCGTTAATCTGATTCATGGTGATGTAGCCGAATTAGAAGATGCAATGAAAGCCTATGTGAAGTTTTGTTTAGGACCACTTTTAAAGAAGATTGAAGATGAATTGAATGCAAAAATCAAGCTAGGGAAAGATGAAAAAATTCAACTGCGTGGTATTGCCATTCATGATGTCATTCAAAATTCGGAAGCTGTAGATAAATTGATTGCGTCCGGAGCTTTTAGTCGAAATGAAGTGCGTGAACTATTTGGTATGGACCGAGTAGATGATCCAGAGTTAGATGTGTATGTTTTAACGAAAAACTATGAAAAAGTAGATACGAACACAACCAAAGGAGGTGAGAGTCAGTGAAGTTAGAAGTAAAAGGTGCCATTATTTCAAATGATGATAAATGGATTTATGATTGGTTGGATATGGATAGCACAGCACCCAAAGATATTGTAGATTCGTTACCCACAACGAATGAAAATTTAGATGTCATTATTAATTCGGGTGGCGGTGATGTATATGCTGGTAGCGAAATTTACACAGCATTAAAAGAATATCCTGGTAAGGTAAATATTAAAATTGTTGGGATTGCAGCGTCCGCAGCATCTGTGATTGCGATGGCTGGTCATGTAACAATCAGTCCTACAGCACAAATTATGATTCATAACGTATCGAGCTTTGCTGCTGGGGACAATCGTACAATGCAGCATGAAGCTGATGTGCTAAAGGGATTCAATGAATCCATTGCGAGCGCTTATGTAGATAAAACAAATCAACCATTAGACGATATTTTAGAATTAATGAACAAAGAGACATGGCTTACAGCTCAACAAGCTGTTGAACTAGGATTTGCAGATGAAGTGATGTTTTCCGAGAATGTGCCAAAACTTGTCGCAACAACAGGTGGAGGTCTATCACCAGAAGTCATCAATCGCATGAAAACAATGATGAATAAAGAACCTGTTGTAAATGTAAATGTAGATATGGATGAAATCGCAAATAAAGTAATCGAAAAAATGAATATGCAAAGCGAGCCACCAAAACCACAAAATAAAGGATTTGGACGGTTCGTTTTTTAATTTAACTAGGAGGTCATATAGATGACAATTAATTTAACAAATGATTTTAAAACAGCACGACAAAACTTTTTAAATGCCGTACAAAATGGTGAACCAGAAGAAAAACAAGGCGAGTTATATGCCGAAATGATTAATGAACTATTTGAAGAAACGAAAAAGCAAGCGCGCGCAGAAGCCGAAAAATTCGCTGCGACAACGCCAGCTGAAGCTAAGATGACGGCACGTGAACGTACATTCTTTAATGCGATTAATACAGAAGTTGGTTACAAAGAAGAAACGCTTTTACCAGAAGAAACA